TCCAAGAGCAGTTTCTGGAACACCAGTAATCTCGTGCATTGCACGCTTGATTAACTGGATGTATTCAAGAGCACCAGCCATTTCACCACGAGATTCCAAGTTAAATACTTGTGCATCCTTTGGTAACCCAGCCCAAACCTTCTTAGGTCCACGCTCTAATTGACTTGCTTTAGCACCAGTGATAATTGTTACTGGTGCTGCATGATAGTTAATGATGTCAGAAACTTCAGTCATCTTTTCGTTAAGTTCACGATTGAGCTGAATAACATCCCAAATGTCAGATTGTCCCCAAGGTGATGAGGTTATAGTCACATTAGGGATATGGACAACTGGAACCATTCCTAGAGGGTTAGGGTATGAATCTACTAGTTCGTCATTAACAAACTGTTGTACTGACTCATCTGTAAGTATCTCTGTAAATGTGTAAACCTGGCGAGTGCCTTCAGGAGAAGTACCCCAAAAACGATACTTAAGTTTAAAGCGCAACAACCTTTCTCGGTCATGCGGGTGGTATTCAGGAAAACAATGTGCTGGGTTTAGCGGAAGTATACGAATACGACCAGCACGCATAACTCCAGCACCGTCTGCGTAAGGTTCGTCATAAGCAACTTTAACAAAACAATCTCCAGTAACACTGGCTAATTGCCCCATTTGCCATAGCAAATAATGTTTGTTATTTTGGTTGTCCCATACTTCATGTAGAAGACGAGGGATTATTGCTTGATTCTGTTCTGGTACTTTAAACTGAATGCCTTTGCCAAAGCAAAAGTTTGTGATGAAATCCGACATTGTTCGGACATAGTTCATCGTGATATTGTTATCGCCCATTTCACGACGATAAGACCAATGGTGTCCAAGGTACCAAGCCCAAGCCGCTGAGTAGCGGTTTAGGCGTGGACCATGAACCTCAAATTCTTCGTCTGCTAATTCAACCAAACCTAAAGGGCTGATAGCAACAGTTAAGTCGCTAGATGCAGCCCTATAGGAGGGTGACCAAAAATCAATAGGCATTTAAATCCTTGCTAGAAAGGTAATAAAGATATTACTTCTTTTTTGCTGGTTTTGCTGCCACTGCTTTTGTTGCTAAATCAATCAATAGTGCTGTGTTCTTGTCACCAATCTTTGTTGAAAGGTAAGATAAAGCAAATGCTGCTGCTGGGAGCAGAACCGCAACTACCTCTGTGGAAAGATTATACTTAGTTGCACCATAGGTTAATAAACCTAATAGCGCTCCCTTGGCTGTTGCATCTACATGAGCTGTCTTCATGATATTACTCCTTTTTGTCGGTTTGTTAATTATACAGGTTTGCGCTTTGTTTCGTACTCCTGTAAATACGCATGATACGGTGGTCCCGTATATGGATCAAACTTAGCAGATATTGTGAGAGCTTTTATGGCATTTGTTTTTGCCTTACTCGTAGTTTGAATCTGCCCATGAGTCATGGCTTGTAAAGCGCCTAAAGCATATGAAGAACCGCTACCGACAGAGTACAAACCACTCATATCTGAATACCACGAGTAGTCGCCATCAACTAAGTATATTGTGCCATTTATAGCCATTATGATTATTGAGCCATGTTCTGCTATGTGGTCTTTATCTTCTTTATCTGGTACCGAGTAACCATGAAAGTCAAAACATTCTCGTAATGCTGGTATAAATTTGGCAGTAACAAACTGATCTAACTTTTTACCCTTGGTATGAGGAGTAGGGGTTGGGGGTTGAAAGACATGTTGCAACAGGTTAATTGCTCGTAAATCTCCAGCAGTACCCATTATGTATTTTCCGTTGATAGCTATCTTTGAAGAACTCTCACGAAGTGTTCCTATTTGTGAGATGTTCCCATCTTTGTATACATCACTAATTCTAGAGTCAGCGCAAATTAAAGCAAAGCCATCTCCTTGAATTGCAGCAATGGTTGTCACTTTTACTCTGCTTTATATTCTTTGCCTCGGTACAAAGCCCATCCGTCATAAATAGGTATTACATCATAACTGAACCTATGTGTACCAGAGTCTTCATAAGCCACTACACCCATTCCTTGTTGCCAATTTTCATAGCGAACAAGAGGACGACCATCTAAATCTACACCGCCTCTAGTAGAAGGGATAGCGCCATCAATACGAGCGAGACAACCAGGCGACGCCGCCATGATCGTTCTAGGACCATCAAAGTCTTCTCTAGTCTTGAAAGCTGTTTCAATTCTGTGGATGTGTCCATAGATTACGCTCGTTTTCTCTGCATTTAGGTATACGTGTGCCGTTGACCCTGATGACTTAACACGGTCACCGTGTATAACTCTTAGTTTTTCATTGATCCAGTAATCTGATGCAGGGTACCCTGGACGGTACTCAACACCAAACTCATCCATGCGACAAAGATATGGAACGCTTAAGACTGGCCATGAATCTGGCGTATTACCTTTCCTTAAACCATAAGCAGCACCAGCATTGACCAGTAAATACTTTGGCATTCTCTCCTCATGGTTTCCTGCTAACCAAACAATCTTTGCTTCAGGAACCATTGCTCTCATCTGTGCACAAAAGAAAGTTGCACGATCTATAGATGCTTGTGTTGTCTGTGCAAAAGCTGGGTAGGTAAGATATTTGCCCATCTCTGGAAAATCCAAGTTGTCACCTACACAAACAACAACTTCTGGCTGTAACTCTTTAAGCATTTGTAAACAAATGAGAATAGCCTTCTCATCATGAGTAGGTTCTAGTTGTCCATCCTTACCACGAAAGTATCCAATTTGAATATCTGGAACAATCACGCAAGTTTTAAAGGTAGAAGCTTTCTTTACTGAAGGCTTAATCACTGGCAGTTTAACTGCTGGACCTTGTTTAACCATAGGCCATTCAGGACCAGTTTCCCAAGTAGGAGAAAGTTGAATGGTTGTAGTGGTCTTTGACTGTACTGTTCCATTTTGATCTGGAGAAAGAGAGCGCTTTATTAAGACTTTTTCTACATTGCCAACATCTTCAATGTCTATTTTTTTTTCAATAAGAAGATCTGCAATTGCAGTAAACATCTTTTCTTTACGTTGTTTTTGTTCCTTCTCTTTACCAATATCATCAAGCTTGTTAAACAGTTCGCTCATTCTGAAACCTTATAGCCATCAGGAAAACATTTACACTTTGCTTTTGTTCCTTCTTTAAAACATTCTCTTTTTACATGCAATGTACTCTTTGCTATGTTATGCCCTTCCTCAACTAATGCTTTGACAATGTAGAGTGATGGGCAATCACTTTGTAGTACTGTCACAAGTTTATCTGCGGTTTTAGTATCAACAGCTGCAATTATTTTACCAACAGCGCATTTAGAACCACCAGTGTACCTACCAACCATGATGGAATCTAGCTTTGATAGTAGCGTTGTCTCTTGAGGTTTTGTACTCATTTTGTTTCCTTTTTGTATAGTTTTTTGTGGCGCTCTACTACTAACCTATCAATTAACTCAACTAGCTGTACTTCTTCAAGTCTACCAGGATACGTTTTTCGCAAAAAGTATATAGCAAGGTTTATGTCCTCTATCCGCACCTAAGCATACTAGCAACATAAATGGCTAGTTGTCCAATGTTTTTATTGTGGGTTTGCCGCCATATAAGCAAGTACGGCAGGAGTAGGATTATCTCCAGTTACAAGGCGAAGATGCCATGGCTCGCTTGGAAAAACTTCCCAACTAAAACCAAAATCCTTAACATTCTCAATAAGCCATGTAAGGCGCTTGACTTCTCCTGCAGAATTCACATCTACGGCAATTCCAAGATTATGGTTGGATTTACCTGGTGTGGCTAGCATAGCCATACCTTTTTTTAAGTACCAAGTTTTTCCTTCAAAGGTTTTTGTGCTTGCTCCGACAATTGGTTCCAATACATAGCGCTGTTTGAAACCCGCCAGTTGCGATTCGTAAGTGCGGTAGACGTCACCTGCACTCGTTGGTTTGAGTTCAAGTCCGTCTGCTTTGGCTTTGGCGACCATTGCATTCCATGCATCTGCTGCTCGCCAATGGAGTTTTCCACCTGTTGGGACTTTTCTAAGCAACTCTTCAGGCAATTTTCCAGGGGTCACTCCTTTTAGGTCAGCTGGCATTTTAATAGGAACTATGTAATTCCAAGCAAGTTTACTCATTGCACTTCCTTTGCTTTGGGTTTAAGGGCTTCTTTCTTGACTTCAGCGTCTTTGCCATCTACTTTATTAAACACATTATTAATTTCGTCAAGACTTAGTTTACCATCATCTAAAAATGAGCGTGCTAGCCCTTCAACTACAAAGGCGACTCCAGCGATACCAGCCATAAAACAAGCTTTCCATAAAGGAACTCCTGCAAGAGCACCAGCACCTATAACGCCCAACCCAGAGGCTGCAAATGTAGCTACAATTCTGAGCATTACATTGGTAAATAATTGAATATTATTTTTCATCATCGTGCCAATCTATGTGTGTTTCTAGTTTCTTTCCTACTTTTTTAACATCTTTCTTAAGGTCAAGTACTGCTGCCATTACAACATTATGATCTGCTCTATTTTCTCTACGAAAAGTGCTCATTGTTTTAATCAAATAACCTATTCCCGATGCGACTATTGGGACACATGCTGCTAGAAAGTACCCCATGCCATCGGTCATACTTATTCACCAAACTGATCTGAGTTAAGTTTACGACGAACATGTACTCTTGTGCCTGCTGTATTGGGACGAATAAATCCAGCGTCGTTGGTGTGTGGGTTAATTACAATATTCTTACCACTTGCATCTTTTCCAGCAAATGCACCTTGTTTTTTTTCTGACAATATTCCAAATTGCCCTCGTTCTGGGTCTGCCCAACGAGCATCATCACGGTCAGCACTATAGGATTGTGCTGTTACAGAATCCCCTGACCTGTCGGTAAAGGTTGTGTAGGGGTGTGGTGCTTGCTTTTTTTCTTTGTCAACTGGGAAAATTACATTTTTACCCTCAGCAAGTACTTCACGTACTCGTGGTGCTGTAGTTAGTTCACTAGCACTATGTGCAGTTGTTATGTTTGGAAACGGTTCTTTAGGAGAAGGTTTACCCAAAGGTCCACGCATATCTTCTTTTGAGTAATCACTAAATGTTGCTCCAGGAAGATGGGCAAGGGCTTCAGGGATATGAATACCAGACGGGTGTTCTACATAATCACCAATCAATGTTGCTGCTGTTGGTAACCTTTTAAAGGCGGTATCTGACAAAGTATTATAGCGAAACACTGGATGCAAATCATTTGCCCACGCATCTTCTGCACCTTTACGTGTTTCATCTCGTAACTGCGCCAAGTACATGTCAGGATGTTCAACGGCATATTCTGTTCTAAGTCGTTGTGCTCTTTGGGGCGCTACACCAGACATATGTCCAGAGTCGCTAAGACAGTTAGCACGACAACCAGGAGTTGAACATGAACCACAAACATCAGTAACACCAGAAGTACCTGCTGGCGCAAGATTTTGAGTGAATTGAGCAGACAACCTTGCCAATGGGTTTGGCGAACTTTGATTCTTTAAAACTTTTGCGTTACTAAATGGGGATGTTAAAAGGGTTAAGGATGGAGATGCACCTCGACTTTTAGCAAACTTACTAAAATTACCTGCAGCACGAAATGGTGGAATTGCAGCTAAATCTTGTTCTGAAACTTGTTCAAGGTGACGAAATAATGGAGATTCAGCCATGTTGTTATCCTTGGTAGTCGTACTTGTCAGTACGTCCCTCTGAGACATGCAACGCACGACGACGCATATCTGTTTCTTTTACTAATCGTCCTTCTTGCTCAGACTTTGCAGAGTCACCAGGCTTAGAGTCAAGGTTTGGCGATTGCGAAGAGAAAGCAGAATCAATTGGGTCAGCAAACTGAGTGTCAGATATTACTGACTGCTGTTGCTCTCCAGATCCTGCTAGTGCTCTTGGCAATACATAACCAGTTGGCTGGTAAACCGAAACACCTAATGTGTTCTTCAAATAAGAAGTAAGCACAAAAGGATGGCGTCTTTCACGCAACTCCGCCGAAGCTGGAGGAGTACGCAACATAGAATTAGTAAATTGTCCAACTCTACTTTGGTAGCTACCCCAACTAAACCCGCCTGCGTAACGTGGGGCAATTACTTCAGGTAACGTATTTGTATCTGTTAGACCTGTAGATTCAGTTGCTCCAGTTTCACCGCCTGAGTCGGCTGCTCCACCGTCCACGATCAGTCGTAGACGACTGTTACGTTTGGACGATTCATGTGACCACCCGAATTATACGAGTACTCCCACTTAGGCATGTCATCGCCAGACATCGCACCTTCAACAAATTCAGAAAGTACTGATGGGGCTTCAACCCAAGAGGCTGAACCCACATGTGCTCGCTCACGCATTGTGTCAACTGCGTACTTGTAGAACATCTCTGGATTTGGATGGTTCATGCGCATTGGCGATGGTGCAGTGTCCTCGTATGCTCCTTTAGCAAAGTCGTTAGGAACATCCGTGTCTGTAGCGACACCTTCTTCAAAACGAAGAGGTCCTTTGTTACCTGGAATGCTTGGGGCCATTTGACCTTCAAACATAATTTCATTACGACCAACTTCTGGGAACATTGGTGCTGGTGATACTGTCATGTGTCACTCCTTAGAGTTTATTAGGATACTAAAGAATACCATTAATTAAAGAAGGGGTTTTCCCCAACTTGGATTGTAGGCATAGTATCGTGAAGGGTTGTGGAGCAAGCCAAAGCTAAAGAATCTGGGTAGTCATCAAAAGCACCTTTTTCATTAGGGGCTTCTGCCAACATATATGGACCTCTGTAGACTTTTTCTAAATCATTCATTTGCTGATTAAATCTTTTCCACATTTTACTGCGTCTAGCTTTAGAGTGCCCAGGAATAATAAGTTGCTCTCTTTGAATTAATTCTGTTAAATGAACCCATCTCTCATTTTGGCTTTTGGAGTCTGAGGATGTAGCTGATACTTCTATGTGTGGCAAAAGTATCTGTAGTCGTTCTGCTACGGCTCCGCCAACACCCTGTGCGTCTACCGCAATTTTAGCTACCTCATAATTGCGCAAGAAATCCACAATTTGAAAGTATTGGCTTTCCCACTCTTGGTCGTTAATCTCTAGCCAATTAAGCACACGATGCTCATAAAAGCCAAATGGATCTGGATGATCCCAATCAACCCAGACAACGGTCACTACCGTAGAGTCATTAGATCTAGCAACATCTATGCCAGCAACTACAGGAGTTCTCCACCACTGTTTAACTAAAGGCATGGAAGGTTCATACAACCTTTCCATTCGTTCTTCAGTTACAAACATTCCCTTTTCAAGCATCCACCTATTGCAGTAGGACATCTGGAACTCGTCAGAGTCTTCTCCAATGCGTAGTTTTTCCTTAGAAATAAACTTAAGGTAGTTTTGGTTA